GTGGACGTAAAAGTCGAAGGCGTAGCGGAACGGCACAGAGGCATACGCCAGAATAATCAGGTATGCCAGCCACGATGCCCACCAGCGGTGACGGGCACCGGGCTTGCGGAACAGCATCAGCCTCAAAACAATGGCCGAGCACGTCGCCACGTTGGTCAGTACCAGCGGATCACTTATTACCATTGGCTCCCCCTCTCCACCGCTGGAACCACTGCGCAGGGTCTTGCTGGCTGGCGAACGTCAGGATTTTAATCGTCAGCGCAGAGAGGATAACGGCCCCCAGTGCATCAAGCGGCTTGTCGCTGTATTCCGTCCAGCTGGCAAGCTTGGAGCCCACCAGCCCCGCACCGTAAACGCCAGCGATGTACGAAACAACAAAATAGGCGGCGCGCCGGATCAGGGTCAGGTCTGCCGCGGTGGCAACATAAAAGACAGCACCGGCAAACGCGCCAAAAATTACGCCATAATCTGTGCCGGTCAGCAGTCCATAGATGCTTGCACCAGTAAGCGCAGCCCCTGCCGCGACAGTTCCCGAAACCGGATCGGACATGTAGCCCCCCTCTATAGCTGTGTATCCTCTCCAAAGAGGGGAAAAGAAAAAGGCCCGCCGAAGCGAGCCTGAGAAATGATGAACAGAATTGACCGTCTTACTTTGGACGAGTAAAAAGACCCGCCTAAGCGGGTCTATATGTTCAGCTGATTAGCTTTAAGTCAGCTTTTCTATGCTGTTTTTGTTCCTGATAGAAGTTTTCATGGGAGCCAATGCTAAGCATATATAGCTCTAGCTTATTTTCCACCCAACAATAGCCAAGTAACATTAACTGGTTATTGAGTCGGAACTTATGAACACGTAGAAAACTCAGATCACCTTTTTTAAGCTCCCCAATTTCGGGTTCTTGAATTATGCGATCTACTTCATCCTCTACTTCAGCCCTTAATGATTCAGGTAATTTATCAAGCGCTTTCTCGAACCTTCGAGTTTGAAATACTTCGATTTCATTCTCAAGTTCGCTTCCGTTCTGTTCTACGTTCATATTTCGAAACCTTATGGTTAGCGACTTCTGATTGCGCCAGTAAGATTTCACTAATGAAGCTATACGGTAAATCCGGATTATCCTCAGCAATCCGTCCGATTTTCGCCCAATGCTCAATCTGTTTCGGAATGCTGCGGCTAGCCGCATCAGCGTGAACCTTAACGTCGCTCACAAAGTCATCGTCTAAGCGGATGCTCGTGGCCATGGGTCTACCTCTCGCTGTGATGGCGTTCCATCTTCATGTGTTCTGATTAAATTGGAGAAATCTGGATATTTATAATTATCAACTAAACGACCATTTGATTGTGCGACATTTTGTCGCATATGGCAACCTTTGATTTCACACTATCCGAGAGGGTGAGCTGAACGTAAGAGAAGAACCCGCTCAATGGCGGGCTTTTTAACGGTGAACATACAACGCCCATCGTTAGAAAAATCCTACCCAATTTTTTTGAATTTAGCAAGCATCGTGTCGCTAAAATGTTTAATCAGGCTTCTAACGTGTGACTTCGCGCAGCATCTTTTCCGCGAATGCTTCTTCCTGCCAGCATTTAGTCACCAGCAGATTAATGACGTCAGCAAACCCGCTGTACCACTGATAATCCGTCATATCAGGCACCAGAACCCGCACCTGACGGCGCGCCAGAGTGGTGGGAAGACGTGCAAACCCTTTACCACCACATCGCTCACACAGCTTTTGCACCGGCACGCCGTGTAACTCGGTACGCTTACGGTCAAGCGCCGTTCCCCGTCCCGAACAGTCCCGGCAGGCCGTACTGATAACCCCCTTCCCACCGCAGTGCTTACAGAGTTCTTCCACTTCCTCTACGCGAATTGTCGCATCCACGCCTTTCACGCCAGGATGCTTCACCACCTCCCGACGCACGCGCTTAACCCCTTTTCCTTCGCAGTGAGGGCATTCGCAGCTGCTGGCTGCCGAGCGGGCATAGTCGCTGTAGGCGAACTGAGCCAGACAAAGGGCCATTTCCGCGCGCGCGCGCTCACCGAGTTTTTTCATTACGCCGTTATTTAGCGCGAGCGCATATTTAACCAGGCCATCAATAGCGGGCTGCGGATCCTGAATGCCCATTTTGGCGAGGAAGAGGTTGAACCCCAGCGCCGCCTTAGACTGGACGAGGCCCTGTGCGGCCATTACATCAGAGATGGTCAGCGCGACGCTGCCGGTGGCTGGTGTCTCATCATTGAGTTTGGGTGATTTCGGGGAATAGAACTTTGGTAAGGCTTCGAGGTTCATGTGTGGTCTCCACTCCACTTACGACAGCACGCCGATCGCGAGCGCGCGGTCTAAAAAACGAAAAATCAGCTCGAGCTGTGAGCCATATTTTTCTTCGAATGCCACGGTGTCCCGATGGAGCTCGTCGTGATGCCTTCTGCACAAAGGCAACACGAAAAGGTCATGGGCTTTGGTACCCATCCCGCCCTGCCCGTGGCCGATCAGGTGGTGGGGGTCGTCTGCCCGCTGGTTACAGCATGCGCAAGGCTGCTGCTTAACCCAGCGGGTGTATTTCTCGTTTTCCCAGCGGCGGCGCTTTGGCCGGAGCATGTAGCTTTCAGGCGACTCAGGGTCGATCGTCAGCGCAACCACCCGCGGCTGTTGTTCCTGCAGCTCGTCGCAGTTCACTAGCGTCTTCACGGCACCAGCACGCTGTGCTTTCGTCTGTACTATTTCAGCTGCCGACGGTCCCGGAACCATATCGCTTTCACGCGACACGCCCTGCACGGGCAAAGGCGGAAGGCGCAGCGCGCGGCGCGCCACGCTGTCCGGCAGCGCATCAGTGATATCCATCCTGACAGCCCACCAGCACAACTCCGGCAGAGTCAGCTCGTGGGTATCGTCAAAGGCAAGGGCACCTCGCGCGACGCTGATAATCCAGGCTATCACATTGGAACGGGCAATTGCTGACAGGCGCTCAGTAAAATGTTTGGCCAGCTGATTATCACAGTGCCAGCACAGACGCAGCGCGCCGGGCTCATGCCGCATCGTGGTCAGCTCATGGTGATGGTACTCACTGTGCGGCCACTGGCAGCCGCCCTGCTGCTTCATCAGCCAGTGCTCCAGCCCGTTGATACCACCAGCAGCCCGGATCACCCGCTCATCAGTAAAGAAGACCTGCAGTCCTTCGTCATCGGCCAGGGGCTGGTGCGCTGGCGGCACCGCTCCGCTCGGGAACCGTGCCAAGCTTTCTGGCTGCACCTCTACCAGCACGCGCCCGTTTGCAAATATGGGCATCAGTTCAGGGCCGGGGCGCAGCAGCACGATACCCATTCCGCGCGCAATTTCCGGTGTTAACAGAGCTCTCACGCTGCGTTCCCCTTCGCTATATGCTCGGCCCACAGCCCAGCTATCCACTTAATACCCTTCGCTGTGAAACGCGCCTGGCTGAACGCGTGGTTGGATGCCGTGGAGGTGCCCGTTTTCACCTCGAACCGTCCGGCATCAATATGCTGGTGGCGCGGCGTCAGCACCCCGCCGAGGCGGTACATAATCTCGTTGTCGATCAGGAACAGGCGGAAATCCGTCTCTTTGGCTTTTAACAGCTTTGCCACCTGACGGAATGAGAGCGAACCGCTGGCGGTGCAGTAGCGATCCACAAACTCCACCTTTGGCGCCGCGGCGGCGAGTTCCTGTGTAAGTCTTTCCTTTTGCTCGGCCAGATCCGCAGCAAGGCGCAGTGCCTCCGGTAGCGACTGCGGCACGCTCGGCTGCTGGCTGCTTTCCAGTTCCTGCCAGCGATCAACCAGGCGCGCGGTAAACTCCGGACATAACTGCGCCACAATGACATAGCTGTCACGCTTGTTAACCAGGTAGTGGTGGTATTCCTGCCTGTTCTGCGGGTGGGTGTACGGCAATGCCGTATACCCATCAATGACGCTTTTCTTCATTAACCGCTCAATGGCGGTGCACACGTCGGTATGACGTGAACCGACAAGCGAGGCTATTTCCCGGCTGGACATAAAAAGCTCCTGACCTGCCAGCGCCGCATGATGCTTAGGGCAAAATGAAATCGGGTGTGTCTGGTTCATACGTTTCTCCATCTGTCAGGCGGCTGCACCCGCCACAAAGTTACTGATCGTGATTTCCACCTTCCCTTTGCTGGTTACCGGGCCCCATTCCACCAGCATCTTTTTCACCTGGCTGTCGTCCTCCCAGACATGGGCCAGCGTCAGCGCATCGAAAAGTGCCTTCAGATAGTTATCCAGATCGCGGCGTTTCCGGTCAGGCGGGTAAAGCACCACCTCCACCGCCAGCAGGCTGGTGACCGGCCTGGGTATGCGCCGCAGTTGCTCAACAACGGCCGCTGCGGCATTGCTCTGATATTTGCGCCCGTCGGCGCTGACGAGATGACGGCCTTTTAGCGGCCCCTTAGTCGGGGCGCGCCAGTAGCTGTTAACGCTGGGGGGAAAAGGCAGGGTCAGCTTCATGCAATGGCACCCCGCGCTTTCAGGAACGCCACCGCGCGATCGCGCGATTTGGCCTCACCTTCTACCATCGCACGCAGCAGAGAAACCGCTTCATCTTCTTTGGCAATGCCGTTGATGGTGATGCCGCGGGCGACGCCTTTTGATAACGATATGGCGCCTTTCTTCTCCAGCTTACGCAGCATATCGGTCGCAGCGTTGGGTGAAGCGGCCCCCATAAGCTGGGCCACTTCTTTCTGTGTCGGCGGGTAACCGTTTCGTCTCTGGAAATCCGCGAGCATATTCAGCACCTCCTGCTGGCGGGCGGTCAAAGCAGAGGTGGAATTCATGCCGCTTTCTCCCGCGCGCCAGCCATTTCGCGAATGGAGGCTCTAAGCTGCCGAATGTTCCGCCAGTGCGTGGTGTCAATTGCCCCGACAACCAGCAGAAACTCATCCATCGCCAGGCCATGCTGCTCTTCAGCTTCGCGAGCGACTGTCGCAAGCCGTTCGTGCATGTCTTTCCGCTCCGCATCGTCCTGAAAAACAAAATCATTGAGGGCCATAAAAGCGCACAGCTTCACGCCGTTGTTATGCTCTTTAATCAGCGACTGCGCGCGCGAAATGACGTCTGCGGTCACCGTCACCAGCATCGGGCTTTCCACAGAATCGGCAGCCCAGCTGTGAGCAAAGCGGGATTCATGGAAGGCATACGCCTCTTTGCTGCCGAACGCCGCGCATGCACAGGCCCATGCCTCAACGCCGCTTCGTTCCAGGATGTCGGCTGCTGTCAGTGGCAACTCTGTTTCAGCAGCCTGCAGTTGCGGCTCAGTTTCTGAATGCAGATCTGTTTCATCCTCATCGGGTTCCAGGCGGTTACTCATCAGCAGACGTTCAGCCTGACGGCGTATTTGTGCAATAAATGCATCGCCGCGCGCTTCCAGCTCGTTGCGGCTGATGTAGCTCATAGTCGGGCCGCGCCAGGTCTTATCGAATACCACAATGGCACCCGCAAAAAACGCGCCGGACGGGATCTGCTTTTCATCTTTAGGGACGAACCATGACGGAAGATCGAAACCGATACGGCCACGGATAAAGGCGACGTGATCTGCATCCTCCGGCCACCAGACCTCGCTGGTGGCCGCCTTAATTAAAAAGACGTACCGCCCGCCTTTTTCCCGCATCTCGCTGGCGTGCTGCATGATGTAACGCATGCCGGTGATGTACTCCCCGTCGTGCCTGGACGCCCGGCTGTACGGCGGGTTGCCGAACGCGGCGCCGTTGAGTTCGGCCAGACGCGCGGACCAGTCCCGCGTGAGCGCGTTATCTTCAGCGGTGTAATACGCCTCGCATTTTGAGTTCTCGCCATCCGAAAACAGGTCCAGAACCAGCGGGCCGAACATGGCGTTGATGCCCCAGAAGATGTTGTCAGGCGTGCGCCACTGGTCGCCGACTTCCTTAAGCTCGTGTGCCCCGCGGCTGCGCAGTTCGGCAAGCGCCTGGCAATAGAGGTTATGTGCCATCACTGCTCATCTCCTACGTAGTTCCCGGCCAGATACCAGGAGCGCTCTTTATGGCTGCTCACCAGTGCGAGACACTGACGGCGGCGGGTTGCGTAATGCTCACGCTGCTGATCTGTCTTTGACGCAGCCATCAGGTCAAGGCACTTATCGCCAGCGCGGCGGTAATAACCCTGGCTCAGCAGTCGCTTCAGCTCGACTTCCAGCATCTGGATTTTGTCGGAGGCGCACAGCGCACCCGGTGCATCTTCAGCGGCTGCGGTATACACATAACGGCCGTCTTCGAAGCGGCGAGTAACCTTTCCGGAAAGGTGCAGGCGACTCACTGAAGTGGTGAGGTTTGTCTTCGCTTCACCTTCAAAAGCCTTCATCAGGTCAGCGAACGCGATGGCCGGCTGCGAGATGATTGTTGAAAGAACCTGATCCTGTAATTTCATGACCTGAACCCCTCTGGCACCTTGCTGTAATCAACATCTGCATAACTGGCTCTGAAAGCCCCGTTGTCGCGCTGCTGGCGCAACTGCTCCCACTGCTCGCGTGCAGGACGGTTACGCCCGTTCCAGCGCGTCGCGCTCAGCAAATAGCCTTCGAACTTGCTCGGGATAAACAGCGTTTGCGGGCGCATGTAGTCGTACATGTCCGTGTCGTGCCAGTGCTCGTGCTTGTAGTCGACGACAAGCTGGAGGTCTGCCACGGTGTGACCCTCGCGTAGCCGGGCGCGGATGTTTTCGAGAGAAGATTTAGAGTTCTGGTAGCGGGCACCCGTTACCACGTTCAGATGTTTCAGAACCTCGATAGCCTGATCGGTAATTTCCTGTTCAGGGTCCGGTAGCGAAGCGCCCGGACAAGAAGGTTTTTTATCTGATGGATCTGGTTTTGAATTTACTGACGGATCCCCGCCAGATTCTGACGGGTCAAAACCGCCAGCCAGACCGGATTTTGACGCCTCAAATTTTGACGGGTCAGATTCTGATGCGTCAGGTTTTGACGTGTCAGAAACTGACAGGTGAGAAAGCGCAGCAGCCTGCAGCTTTGCCACGTTCAGGCGGTACACGTTCGAGGCGTTGCGGTTGCCGTTGCGGCGCTGCGTACGGGTAAGCCAGCCCTCTTTCTCCAGCTTCGCGATCGCCGTTCTGATGGTGCTCGGGCCTGCGCCAAGTTGACGCGCAATGGTTTCGATAGAAGGCCAGCAAACGCCTTCATCGCTGCTGAAGTCAGCAAGGCGCGCCATGATAGCGACGCTGGATAATTTCATGCCCGACGCTGCGCAGCCATCCCACACGTAGCCGGTTAACTTAGTGCTCATGCATCAACCCTTCTGAACTTCTCACGGAACCGCTCAACAGGCTGCATGCAGTCGTGCGGATAGCCGGCGCGCCGGAAGATAACCTGCCGTTTTTCGCGGTCGTAACCAACGACGTGGACTTCAACGCCGCGCCAGTCGCGGTACCGTCTGTCGAGATCTTGCATACGAGGTTCTTCGCTTTACGGTTGAATGCCCCCACGATGAGACGTGCGCGACTGTGGTTACACGGAACCCAGCGGCCTGATACCATGCGCTCATACCGAAACGACGGGGTGCCCTGCACAGGAATAGCCCGAAGTTGCGGTAAGCGGTTATTTACCGTTAAACTGTTCATGCGTTAGTTTCTCCACTGATACGACACGCCACGGCGCCCGGAGCTGCACACTCGCGGGCGTCACTCTTTTCTGGCGCACAGAAAACGCGATACAGCAGCGTTAAGTGTTCCTGCCACTTCTGCATTACCTGGTAACTGTTTTCTTCAATCTGTGCGCGCTCTGCCTGGTCAATTACCCCGTCAGCCGTTGCTTTGCGGATATAGGTCGAATGCTTGCCAATCCACTCGATGGACTCCATCAGACGCTGATTGATGTCGGCGTTATCCACATCCTCGATATCCACCAGCGGTACGTTCACGCTGTTCGACTGGCGTGAAACGGCGTCGGCGATGTGTTTACTATCGCTGGCCTGCTGGAGAACCATCGCCCAGCCCATCGGGAAGATCTGATCGCCGTCGGTGCGCAGCCGATTGAATAATGCATTCTCGGTTACACCCAACCATTCAGCCGCTTCGGCATAACCACCCGGCAGGCATGAGATTGTTTTCTTAATGGCTGCCACCAGCCATGCAGGCTGTTTCTCGACTTGCCAGTGTTTCTTATCCACGGTTAACCCCTTCTTGCTGTGGTTACTATTACGCCACCGTCTCGTTAGGCTTTGAGTAAAGGGCGGGTTCAACTTTTAACGCGCCTTTCGTTATGGTCTGGATTTCAAAAGCGCGACCTTTAGGAATGACGTTTCCCCAGCCAGAAACAGATGCGTGAGAAATACCTAAAATCCTTGCCAAATTGCTTACACCACCAAAGTAGGAAAGCACTTCATCTTTGTTCATACAGCCCTCTCATGTAGTTATTGGGAACACTGAGATAGTAGGATATCTTACATATGGAGGTCAAGGACTCCTACCTCAAAAGGTGGTAGGATTGCCTACATGAAAATGAATGATCGCATCCGTACGCGCCGAAAAGAGCTGAAGTTAACTCAGGCTGTTTTAGGGAAGCTTGTCGGCGTTAATCGAGTAACAGTAACTGGATGGGAATCTGGTGATTATGCACCTGGCGGCTCAAACCTTCAGGCGCTTGCCGCTGCTTTAAAATGCAATCCGCAATGGCTTATTGATGGTGCTGGAGATCCGGAAAGTGACGCCCCAGCCATGCGGCCAACAGATAAATTTGGAGTTAAGCAGATCCCTGTCTTGTCTTGGGTGCAAGCTGGTGAGTGGACTGAGTCCGGGATGTCTATAACGCAAGATGATATCCACGAATGGATATTCACTACGGCTAGCATTTCTGATGAAGGCTTTGCATTACGCGTTCGTGGTGACTCAATGACTAATCCGAATGGAGCCCCCAGCATTCCAGAGGGTTCTCTTGTCATTGTTGACCCAGACTACGGCAGCCCTTACGAAGTAAATGGACGGATAGTCGTGGCAAGGATTGACGGATCTACGGAAGCAACATTGAAAAAGTTTGTTATTGATGGCCCGCTTAAGTATCTCGTTCCACTCAATCCTAATTACCGAGTTCTTGAAGTCAACGGCAACTGCAGATTAGTGGGCGTCGTAAAGCAGGTTGTCACCGATCTCTAACCCTTTCGTACTAAGCCGCGTTCTGCGGCTTTTTATCACCCCTGAATGTAAGTTTTCCTACTTTTAATATTGACACCGCAAGGTAAGATATCCTACATTAAATCCATCAATAGCAAACAGGCGGGACGCCCACGAAGTAGCCACTCGAGGTTCAGTATGCAATTTGACAAAGAAAAGGTTTTCAAGACGTTCAACCTACCGCGTGAGGAATTTAGCGCGTTAGAGGCCAGGCCTAATGCTCACGCAGGAAACAGGATTGAGCTTTTTGTTAACGGGGCTCTGACGCAGACCTTAAACACAGAATCAGCGGTAACAGCCGATTACCTGATGTTTATGGGTGGTGTGGTTGAGGCGATGGAGAAAGATAAAACTTCGCTGGAGTCTGAAGCCAACAAAAGTGGTCGCACTCTGGCTACCGGATTTAGAGGGATTGGCTCTGTCCCTTTGGAATCAGTAGGCGTCCCAGAGGTCCTGGATAAATAGATCGACCTTTATCCACATGGCTCGACCTACGGTTTTAATGATGTGATTTGCGGTCTGATCGCTGATTTCAATGTCCCAGGAATCGTAATTTTTATCTGGGTACTCTTCGGCGAAGGTAGTCCGAATGCCGTGTCGGATATCAGCTTCTGAAAGTCCGCAGCCGGTATTAATCAGGCACTGGGTTAAAACATCTGAGCGCTTCATGAGTTATCACTATCAATGTGTTGGGGATTTCAGATTAACCGAATCCTTGTTGTTGGGGAATAGCAGGATCCACCGAGCCTGATGTGGTGAAAAGACAGGCGCACAACGGAAAGAGCACTGCCGAGCAAGGCATAAGAGCTGGTTCGATTCCAGACAGTCCCATTCAGTTGGGAGGGTTGGGCAGGGAAAAGGTCCGTTCGATTCGGACACCGGAAGTGCTCTCTCCGTTGTGATGTGTTCAAGCGAACTGCAGCGCCGGCCGACGCAAAGACCTGTAAATCGGCTGAGCCGCAACTACTGGCGGCCAAGACCAAAACAGAGCGGCAGGAAATAAGCAGGGGTAGCGCCCTGGTGTCACAACCAAAAAAAGCAGCAAGCGTGGTAGTAGGCAGTAGTTGGCGGCGTCTGAGCCTTTTTTATTTTCCGCGAGGACGCCGCAATTTTTTACGCAACACACAAGAGCATCGCCGGGCGACGGGTTCATAACCCAATCCACTCGGGCGGCTTCCTAACCGCTGGTGCTCTTCTGTGTTGTGTGGAGAAACTACCAGGCGGCCCGTGCAGGTGGCCGCCTCCCCTCTTTAGGAGAGAACAATGTTTAACCCGTTCTTCAAAAACCTCATCATCTACCGTCTTAGCCGCGACGTGGTGATCATCCGTGACGGCAATACAGATGAGCTGGCACGCCAGCTTGAGACTTTCCGCTTTAAGCCGTGTGGCAGCCAGGATATGGCTCGTTCCGGGTGGGTATCGCCTATGGGCCAATTCTCAGATCAGCTCTTCCACCTGGTGAATGACCAACTTCTATTGGTTATTCGTCGCGAAGAAAAAATTCTTCCTAATGCGGTCATCGCTGAGGAACTCAATAAGAAGGTTTCGAAGCTGGAAGCGGATCAGGGCCGTCGCCTCAAGAAAACTGAGAAAGACTCCCTGCGCGATGAGGTCCTTCACTCCCTACTTCCGCGCGCTTTTACCCGCAGCAGCGCGATCCGCATCTGGTTAAACCTCAGCGCCGCCCTGGTAATGGTTGACACATCCAGCGCCCGCCGCGCAGAAGACTCGCTTGCGCTGCTGCGTAAAACACTGGGCTCCCTGCCGGTGGTACCGCTGACTATGGAAACACCTGTAGAGCTTACCCTCACCGAGTGGGTGCGCGGAGCCGGGGCACCATCAGGTTTTGCGCTGGGCAATGAAGCAGAGCTGAAAGCCATTCTGGAAGATGGCGGAATCGGCCGGTTCAAAAAGCAAGAGCTCTCCAGCGATGAAATACTGAACCACCTGGACGCCGGAAAGGTAGTTACTCAGCTGGCGCTGAACTGGCAGAGCCGCATCGACTTCACGCTGAACGATTCTGGCGTTCTTAAACGACTCAGGTTTGCAGACGAACTCATTGAACATAACGATGATATAGACCGCGAAGACGTCGTGCAGCGGTTCGACGCTGATTTCGTTCTCATGACCGGCGAGCTCAGCTCCCTTACCGAAAACCTGATTTCCGTGCTGGGCGGCGAAGCCAAGCGATAACCCTTTTATGCAGCCCTACCCCATCTCGCATGGGTTGGGTTGCTGCAACCAAAATTTAGCGCGGTGCAGCGCAAAGTTAAGTGGAGGAACACGCATTGAATTACGAAAAAACGAAGGAGCTCGTGAAATCAGGCCACCAGCTGGTGGTGCTTTTGGGCACGCAGAACGGCATGCATGAAGCCGCTTCTCTTGTTCAGCGTATGGCCGGGCAGCTCGACGTCTTAATCGCTGTGCTGCGCGAAAAGACGAAGCAGTGTGAGCAGTTGGCGGCGGAGTGTGCGTATCTGATGAACGGAGCAGCAGCAGAGCTCAACACATCATGGATGCTCCATAAAACCATGCTGGGCGCGCAGGCGGCGCTGGTATGCATAGTCCAGGGGGATATTAAATCCGCCCGCGACTGGCTGGAAGGCACTACTGACGAAGCTGGCGCCGAACTGCCGCACGACATCACTGTCGCAGGCCTTCAGCCATGGTTCGACAGCCAGATGGTCAGCAACGACGGCAAAACTGGTTTTTTGACACGCGAAGAGGCCGAAAAAGCGATCCGAGCGGAAATCCCCGCCACCGAAGCATTCCTGCGCGAAGTGAAGTCTCAGGCGCGCCAGGAGGGCGCCTATTTCGTCGCTAACCGAATGCTTGCGGCTTGGGATGCAGGGTTCATTGAAGACACGGCGAAAAATGCAGCAGACATCGCGCGAATGATTCTCACGTCAACTGAGTTTATGGCTGATGCGCCGGATGGTGATTTTGACCGAGCATTCGCTGACAGCGTGCTGGCAGATATTGCTGCTCAACTGCGTGTAGGCGGTGGCGCATGAGCAAATCCCTTAAAGCACGCTGCATACGCCGTTGGAAAGTGCAGGTGCGCGGCTGGTGCGATTCCAAAGTCTCGCCCTACTGGCGGCGACGCCATCTGCGCAGCTTTTTCCGAAGCATTGCGCTAACCACTGCTGACAGCATGGTTGAACGAGTGGCAGAAAATAACGCAAAGGTTGATTTTGATGGCTGCAACAATGGATGGTCTCCAGAGTTTTCAGCATGGTATCGCGATCACCGCGAACATTACCGCAAAGGGGCACTGGAACTTCTTAATAACGAAGCCACCAGCGATGAGATAGACGAAGAAATTTTCAACGAACTGGAGGCATGGAATGACTGAAACAGCCGTTCTCGATATGTGCTGCGGCAGCCGGATGTTCTGGATGGATAAGCAAGATACCCGTGCTGTGTTCACCGATATTCGGGCAGAACAGCATGTGCTTTGCGATGCGCGTACGCTGCAAATCAGCCCAGACATTATTGCCGACTTTCGTGCTTTACCATTTGCTGACAACACATTTGCACAGGTCGTGTTCGATCCGCCTCACCTTGAGCGCGCTGGCGAAAATAGCTGGATGCATAAGAAGTATGGCGCCCTGAATAAATTAACGTGGCCACAAGATATTCGTGCCGGATTTTCTGAGGCATTTCGAGTGCTGCGCCCGCACGGCACTTTGATATTCAAATGGAACGAGACGCAGATTCCGGTAAGTCAGGTGATAGCACTTACTGACGAGAAGCCGACCATATGGCAACGAACAGGCAAGGCGGATAAGACCCACTGGATTATTTTCTTAAAGAGGGGCACAGCGTGAGTGAAAAAACTGATTACCGCGCAATCGTCGAGCGCATCGCAGAGATTCTGCATGGCAGAGTCTCTGATATGGATCTGCTGACCGTTACGGTGCAGGCGATGAAAGAAAGGAACACGAAGCTTGAACGAGAACGTCGATTGGCTGTTGAAAGCAACAGCGCGGTGGTGAGTCTGGAAACCAGCGTATGGATGCCAGCAGCGAAATGTGAGGTGTGTGTGGAAGGTGCCCGCGGAGGGTGCTCCACCTGCGCTTTTAACAGGCAATAAAACGGGTGCAGCCGGTATAGGTGTGGAGAGAGCGTATGGCCAAGTTAATGAAAGCGAGCGCCTGGGGGAAGCGTGAGTTTGTTCCGGGCTCGGTTCCAGATAACAGAACGATTAAACGCTGGGTTGAAAACGGCCTGCTACGCGGGCGCATCGTAGACGGTATGGTTTGGGTATGCGCTGGCGAGCAATGGGGCGTTGAATCGATGATCAGCGAAAGCGTTCGCAGGCTAATTCAAGAGGATTAAGATGGCCGGCAGACCACGAAAAAGGGAAAACAGACATTTTCCCGACTACCTCTATTTCGACAAAGAAACCGGGCAATACCGGTTTCAACTCATTACCGGAAAGAGAAAAAATATTGGTACCGATCGGGCTGTCGCGATTGCTATTGCACGCGAATATAACCTCCGCATGCGGCCCGAATCGATGCCATCTATTGAAAGCTTGGTTCGAGAGTCCGGAGGCATTAATGGCGAAGCAAGACCGTTTGCGGAACACGCCCAAGCGCTACTTGATAGAGCCATTCGCGATGAGAATCCAGGCACAGATGCGAAGGCTGTCTGGCTGAATGATATTGAGCGAGTGAAAGAATTTTTCGCCGATATTTACGCCTGCGATATCGATCTGGAGCACGTTAACGGCTACATCAAAAAATACCACAGCGAAGCATCAGCGAATGTGCAGAACAGGAAAGTGAGCTTTCTTAAAAAGCTCTTCAGCTATGCGGTCGATGAGTCTCTTATGATGGATAACCCTGCCGAACGCAAAAAAATGCGTCGGGTCGATTCTAAAACTCGCCGCCGCCTCACCCTGGACGACTTCAACAAAATACATCGCGCCGCGCCGTTATGGCTCCAAACAGCGATGGATCTGGCAATGCAAACCACGCATGCAAGGCTTGAAGTTTCGCGCATTCGTTATTCCATCAAACAGCCAAGCGAAGGCGTGTGTGGGTGTATATGGTTTCCAGAGCCACAAGGGGAAATTTTCGGCACACTCTACATTCATCGCCAGAAGGTGCAGCATAAAGAAGCGTCTCACGTGGCTATACCGATCGGGTCAGTTCTGCGGGATATCATTGAGCGCAGCCGGGATAATGTGGCCAGCCCTTATGTAGTACATCGTCTTCCGCTAAAACGAAGCAACCCCACAAGCAAAGAGGTGCGGCATCCGACACAAGTTGCTCCCGATTATCTCAGTCGTTCGTTTTCAGCAACGCGCGACGAAGTAGGCGTGGGGTCGAACCTGCCCGAGGATCAGCGGCCCACTTTTCATGAGATCAGGGCGCTTTCTGCTTTTCTCTTTAATAAGCAGGGAATTGACCCGCAAGGCCGCATGGCGCACAGCGATGCGAAGTCAACGAAGATCTACACAGAGAACCATATTGACTGGGTTTGCGTACCACATGGCGAGATAAAAACAGCATCTTAATGGAAGGTAAAATAAGATGTTAACTGATTGATATATATAGTGAGGATTTTGCAAAAAATGCACTGTTTGCATATACATAGGAATGAGGCATTAAGCCTTGTGCGACGCGGGTTTGAAGGGATTTAAATCGTTGTCATGGGGTGTCAGGGGTCGGAGGTTCAAATCCTCTCGTGCCGACCAAAATTTAAATGCGCCAGTCCGCAGCAATGTGAGTGGCACATTACCCCGGAAAAGAGCAAGTCGAAAGACTTGCTCTTTTTATATCTGTCGTATCCTGACCGATGCGTTTATCATTCCCGTTCCTGTAAATACCCCCTCTCTTTAGGCAAAAAATAGCCAGTCGCATACCGACGCATACCGGTGATTTCATGTCTGCTCCCCTGAAACATTACAGTCAGTCAGAAAGAGATGTCCGCGGTTGATTTTACTGCTCTCCTGCTACAGACCGGCTATTATCTGTACCTGCTAATAGCGAATATCAAATAAAAAATTACACGCACAACAACATCATGTTCTGGTATGCCACCCTAAAATTTGCCTGGTAAAATAATGACGGAACCAGCATGAGCCGCTCATTGCTTATTACCATCCAGAAATGTGCGATTAATGCGCATTCTGTCAGCCATTTTTGAGCCAAGGATAATAGCTAATCGCGTATCTTACCTGTGAGAGACCTGCACAGGAGCACGGACAGACAGCTACTACATATGAGGGATCTGGAAGGTATTATTTTCCCATCAATCATCTTCAAATATGTTGTTGAAGAAGGAAACTTTTGAACGGGGGTAATGATGAATTTGTTAATATCAAAAAAATTAAAATACTTTATTGTTTGTTTTGAAGCGAAATGCATCAACAGTGCGGCAGAGCAACTGTGTGTAACACGCTCACCTCTCGCCCGCGTAATCTACGAAATGGAAGAAAAAATGGGAGGGAAATTATTTATCAGAAAATATAATTACCTTGAACCAACAGAATTAGCGATTACGCTTTATGAGAAAATCAAACCTGTTTACGACCTCCTCTATTCGATAGAAAACGACTTCAGTATCTCAGCCAAATGCTCCCGGTTTGAGTTACTTTGCGACATTAGTGTCCCACTGGTCATTTATCAGCATATTTTATCCTGGCTAAAAAAAACGAACCAGCCTGTGTGTTGCAGGCGCGTCTCTGTTTCCTGCGCCGATATCCAGTCTCTTCACACTAACCCCGACGCAGGCATCTTATCCTTCAGAGAAATAGCTTACACTGATAATCTTATTTTTCATAAAGCCAGTGATGAATCCATTTTCCTTCTTATGCCTGAAACACTTCACGTCACAGCGCTAAAAAACTTTAACAGCATCCGTAATGTAAGCCTGCTTATCAGAAAGGATGTTTTCTCCAATGAGTTAAAAGGAATTATCTCAAATAGCATCAAAAGCTTTATACCGCATGTGGATATTATAGAAACAGACAGAGATACGGCCTCTATTCTCATTTCAGTAAGTTCGGGAGAAGGAATGATGTTATTACCCGAATGTCTCACTTCGTTTTTTTCGCCACCGGGTGTAAAGAAGATAAAAATACCAGACATCAGAATTCAGAGCGGGCTTTATATCAATAAAAAACATAAAAGCACAGCCATTGTTTCTGACATTATGCAAGTATTAGCCGCTATTACAAAACAAGCACAGTAA